TGGATAGAGCTAGTTGTGAAAGATCTTGTACGATTCATTTTGGAGGAGAACCTTGGGAGATATTTATAGACCCAACAAAACAGAATACAGTAACAGATACTATCCAGCACTCAACCCATCAAGAAGCTGTAGTTAAGCCTGGTGCGCCGAAAGGTATATCCCTAATCATGAAACCGGGAGATATGCTAGCATATTGGGGCACTCACATGGAACACTGGAGAGAACCTTTCGAAGGTACTAATCATGCTCAAGCTTTTCTACATTATAATGATGCTGATGGACCCTTTGCAAATCAAAATTTATACGATAAGAGACCTTTATTAGGTATTCCACCAATCAGGAATATGTAATATAATGGTTTTATGTTAAGAAAAGTAAATTTCATTCCTGGCTATAATAAACAACTAACCCCTTCTGGAGTTGAAGGAGGATGGATAGGTGGGGACTATGCCAGATTCAGATACGGTTTACCTGAAAAGATAGGGGGATGGGAAGAAAGTCAAACAAACACGCTTCCCGGCGCTGGTCGTAAACTCTTTTCTTGGTTTGACACACAAGGAAATAGATGGACCGCCGTAGGTACTAATAAAATTTTAGCTGTATGGTTTGAGGGAGAATTTCATGACATTACCCCTTTAGATAGTTCTTTAGATCAATCAGGAGTTACTATTACTACTAGCAATAATTCTGATGATGCTACTCTCAATTTTTCAAGCACTACAAATTTAGAAGATGGTATGATTATTATGTTAGATAGTGTAACGATGCCAGGCTCAGGTACCAGTATTACAGCTGCTGCTTTAGAAGATAAAAAATTTGAAGTATTAACTACTCCCACAGCTACAACTGTTACTATTAAATTGCCTTCTACCGAAACTGGAGCAGGTATTACAGCTGGTGGTTCGATGACGGTTAAACCCTATTATCGAATAGGAAGTTCTACTCAAACTTATGGCTATGGGTGGGGAACAAGCTCCTGGGGTAATGGAGGATGGGGAGATGCTTCAACATCAACACAAGTAATTTTACAACCCGGACAATGGCAATTAGATAATTTTGGAGCATTACTTTTAGCAACCATTAGAGGAGGAGCAACTTTTCAATGGGATCCAGAAAATGTTGACGTTCCTACTGCTGTTGCTACACGAGCCACGGTGGTAACTAACGCACCTACTGCATCAGAAACTATGATTGTATCAGAAAAAGATAGACATGTTATTTTATTTGGAACTGAAACAACCATAGGAACTGCAACTACTCAAGACAAAATGTTTATAAGATTTTCTGACCAAGAAGATAGAAATGATTGGGTTCCTACATCTACCAACACGGCTGGAACGATGAGATTATCTTCAGGTTCAGAAATAAGAGCAGCTATTCAAGGACGAGACTTTGTATTTGTTTTAACTGATAAAGCTGCTTATGTAATGCAGTTCGTAGGACCTCCTTTTACTTTCTCTGTCCGACAAGTAGGTACCAACTGTGGAGTCATAGGGCATAATGCAGTTGCGTTTGCTGATGGTAAAGTATTTTGGATGGGTGATGCCGGTGGTTTCTTTATGTTTGATGGTACTGTTAAAAATTTAACATGTAATGTAGAAGACTATGTATTTCAAGATATTAATTATACTTCAGGTCAAGTTGTTGCAGCAGGTGTAAATAACTTGTTTAGTGAAATTACTTGGTTTTACCCTACTGAAAGTAGCTCAGTAATAGATAGATATGTTTCATTTAATTTTACTGAAAGTGGCTCAGTTCCAGGAGGAGTATGGACTACAGGAAGTTTAGCAAGAACCGGATGGGTAGACTCTGATGTGCAACCTAAACCGTATGCTATAGAATATTTATCTTCTACTCATACTTCTGATACCCCATTAGTTTATGGAAACACAGAAGGAATAACAAAAATGTATAAACATGAAACAGGAAATAATGCAGTTACTGCTACAGGTACTTCTACTGCTATTGCAGCCTATATACAATCAGGCGATTTTGATTTAGATGTAGATGGAGATGGAGAATATATAATGAAAATTAGAAGATTTATTCCTGATTTTAAAACGTTAACTGGCACCGCTAAAATTTCAATGAATCTTAAAGATTATCCAGCGGACAGCGAAACAGCTTCGGGATTAAGTCCCGTCTCTATTACTTCTGCTACTACTAAAGTAGACTTAAGAGCTAGAGCAAGATTAATTAATTTAAAAGTAGAGAACGACGGTAAGGATGAGACTTGGAGATTTGGAACTTTTAGAGCCGATATACAACCAGACGGGAGAAGATAATGGCTAAAGTAACTGTACAGTTTCAAGAACCTACAGAGGATTATGATCCATCTAATCAAAGACAGATTAAATTTAAAATGGAAGAACTTAAAACACAGCTTAATACATCATATCAAAGAACAATTGAAAATGATTCCCAAGCGTTTCAATGGTTTAATGTAACTTATGGCTAAGAAAAAAGGTTTGTACGGAGTTAGTACTTATGTTAAAAAAAGTAGAAAAAAAATTAAGAAGCACAAGAAACGCCTCAACAAACGCGCTACGTATAAGAAATATCGAGGACAAGGTAGATAATGGCAATACAATATAAAAACGCACGATTTAGTTTAACAGACACAGCTCAAACTACAGTTCTAACTTTAAGTGTAAGCTCAAGAGCCATCTTACAAAATATTCAAACTCAAAATGTAAGTTCTGGCACTACAACTGTTACGGCTCATATGTATGATTCAAGTGTGGGTAATACATCTGAAATTAGTACTATAAAATTAAGTACCATGACTACTCAAAATTTAGCTAAAGGGCCCTTAGTATTGGAAGAAAGCGATGCCTTGAAATTACAGGCAGGCACTGGTAGTGTAATAAAAGGAATGATCTCTTACGCATTATTAACAGGAGATCAAGGAACGGCATAATGGCAGACCCAATAAAAGTACCTGCAAAGGTCAAAGAAATAGTAAAGCATAAAAGAACCGGTAAGGTTTACGCTGATAAAGCAGAATTTGATGCTGATGTAGCTAATCCTGGTACAGATACTACTTCTGATGATTTTAGGCAGGACATTGAAATAACAGTTGCATCTTTGGAAGTATTTGGTAAAACCAATTAATGCAGCCCTACGGTGGAACCGAAATTCAATTAGATTATCTAAAAAAATATTGTTCCAATCATTGGGATTCCGTACAAATTACCACTTCGGTTCCAGAAAAAGAACCTCTTCATCCTGTTCGATCTAATATTCTATGGCTTAAAAATTCTTTTGATCAACCTAACATTGCTCCTTGGTTTTCTAATCCTAAAAACCACACAAAATATGATTGGTATGTATTTAATTCCCATTGGAATTATGAAAAATTTAGATATATGTTCAAATTAGAGTCTCCTAATTGTCTAGTTATTAAAAATGGTATTGATTATGATGAGCTTGTCATCAAGAAAAAGCAGGAAAAGAAGGATAAAATTAAATTAGTTTATTTCTCTACTCCATGGCGAGGACTAGAAGTTCTTCTTAATTCGATGGAACAATTAAAAGAGGATAAAAATATTACTTTAGATGTTTATTCCAGTACTCAAATTTATGGAGATAGTTTCAAAGAACAAAATGATAAACTTTATCAGCCTTTATACGACAAATGTAAAGCCCTTCCTAATGTTAGGTATATGGGTTATTGTAAGCATAAAGATTTATTAGCCAAACTTCATGAGTATGATGCAAATGTTTATCCTTCTATATGGGAAGAAACGTTTTGTATTTCTGCTATGGAAGCACTAGCAGCGGGTCTAGTCTTATTGACCACGGACCTCGGCGCTATTCCTGAAACATGTGGAGAATTTCCTATCTATGTTCCTTATACTTCAGACTATAAAGCTTTAAGCGAAAGATTTACGGCAGGTATTCAAGGGGTTCAATCCATGTTTAAAAATGATATTAATGATATATTAGATTTTCAAAAAGCATATTATAAAAAATTCTATGATTGGAATGTTATAGGAATGTTTTGGAAACGATTTTTACTCGGAGCTTACCGTGAAAAAAGAACAACCATTAAAAAAAGAAACGAAATCTAGGATTAGCTTAATGGTAGCTACCCCGTGTTATGACACGGTGCAACTACACTACTGTAAAGCCATCTTGGATTTACAAAAAGAATGTCTATTGAATGGTTATCATATTACTTTTCAAATACTTAAAAGTAGTTTAGTTACTCAAGGACGTAATCTAGCTGTCTCTGCTTTTCTCAATTCTTCTTGCACTCATTTTTTATTTATTGATTCGGACATCTCCTTTAATACTAGATCTATTTTTAGATTATTACATTCGGATCATGAGATAAGCTGTATTGCTTATCCGATGAAAACTATAAATCAAAACAAATTTAGAGAGGATCTAAAGCGTCGTCCGGATGATGATGTAGAAACAATGGGATTAACCTTTCCCATTCATGTTAAAGATCCTGATAATATTAAAATTAAAGATGGTTGGATAGAATTACATAGAGCACCAGCGGGATGTATGATGATACAACGTTCTGTATTTACGAAGTTAGTCAAGGAATACCCTAAACTTACCATTAAACAAGACCATGTTATAGATGGTAAGATGGTAAGAAGACCTAATTTTTATAACTTTTTTGATACTTATTATAATCAAGAAGAAGAAACTTATTTAGGAGAAGACTTCTATTTCTGTAAATTATGGACTGATGTAGGTGGTAAAATACATGCCTTAGTCGATGAATATATTACCCATACCGGCGAGAAGTCTTATATAGGTAAATTAAAACATGAGCTAACTGTGGCATGATATTGATATGTGCCTCACTTATGGGTAAAATGGTAAATACAATAGATATTTATTATGGATCCATTAACATTAGCATTAGCTACATTCGGCATACAAAAACTTAGAGGAAAATCAACAGGAAGATCATTTAGAGATGCCTTCTTAGTAGGAGGTGGCAGTCATCTTATTGGTACAATGGGTGGTGGCGCTGGAATGGGAATAGGACAAGGCGCTCCTTTTAGTGGAATAAAATCTTTTTGGGGAACACCTTCTCAAGCAGGATCTAGAGTAGGACAAAAGTTTGTTCCATATAAAGAAGCAACTGGAATGCAGAAGTGGATGCCTAAAGCAAAAGGTTGGTGGGGCGGCTTAGGACCTGGAGCAAAACTTGGATGGGGAATGGCAGGAGCTGTTGGAGCAGGAGAATTATTTAAAGAAGATGATCCTAAACCACCTTTCACTGAAGAAGATTATAAGAAAGCATACGAGAAACAATCCCAAGCACATAAAGGAATAGGAGACTATGCTAGTAACTGGAACGCAGTACCTTCCTTATATTCAAACCAAAATGTGTATAATTATAATACCGGGGGATTAGCGAGTGTTCAAAAATTTAATCAAGGAGGAGTAAGTTATCTTCCTTCTAAAACTACCCACGATGAAAAAGATACGCACAATTATATAAGAGCTGGAGGCTATTTAGAGGATCCCCAAGGAGATAAAGACGAAGATACTATCCTAGCTCAATTAGCAGATGGTGAATTTGTATCCCGAGCAGATGCTATATTAGGAGCCGGTATTTTAGAAGGAGCTTCTATATCTGATAGAAAAGAAATGAGAAAGAAAGGTGCAACTTTCTTTTACGAGCAACAGAAAAAATTTAAAAGGATATTTGATTTATTACATGCAAGCAAAAAAACAGAACATTAAAAAAGAAATTGAAGTATTAGCTATTGCACCCAAGGACGTAGATAATATGTGGGCTTTAGTTGAATTTCAAATTAAAGAAGCTTTAAAATATGGTGGAAGCTGGGCAGAATCTTCTCATATTAAAGCCAATTGTAAAAAAGATACTAATCAATTGTTTATTATTTATGGATCGGACGATGGGTTAGAGAATAAAGTATTTGGTGTGATGGTTACACAATTTATGAAGCTACCTAACTTTAAAGAATACCAGGTTTTAATTTTAACTGGTAAATATTACAAATTATGGGTAGATAAAATTATTAAAAGCATAGAAGAAATGGGTAAATTGAACGGCTGCAAACGAATCAGCGTTCAAGGTCGTCCGGGATATTTAAAAAGTGTTATTCCGCACGGTTGGAAAGTAAAACATTATCACTTTGTTAAGGAGTTAATATGAGTTTCTTTGGCTGGGGCGGCGGCGGAGGAGGCGGCGGTGGCGGCGGCTCCACAACCGGCACACAAACAAACATTGCAAGAGAAGCACCAGGAGTAGAGTCGCGTAAACTAGCACTCTATGATGAAGCTTTAAACTTAGCAAAAACTCCAGTCAGTTTACCTGCCTATCAACAAGCTAAGCCTTCTCAATTACAACAAGATGCATTTACAGATGCGGGAACTACAGGAGTAGGGGCGGGTCAGGTAACAAGTGGTATTGGAGCTATTGGTGGCGCTCAAACATTGGCAGGAGGATTACCTGCAACAGGAGCTGGTAGTATTAGTTCTTTTTTAAATCCTTATACACAACATGTCACTGATGAAATAAATCGGCAAGCTCAAATAAGACAAAATCAACTAGGTGCCGAAGCGGTTCAAGCGGGAGCTTTTGGGGGAGCAAGACAAGGAGTAGCATCAGCCGAATTGGATAGAGCACGACTAGGACAAATTGGACAAATGCAGGCAGGTATATATGGCCAAGCTTTAGGTGCAGCTCAAGCACAACAAAGATTAGGAGTGACTACAGGGATGCAGGCTGCTCAACAATATGGAGTAGCAGGAGCACAAGCACAACAAATGCAACAAGCAGATCTTCAGAGTCAACTTCAAGCAGGAGGAATACAACAACAATTAGCACAACAAGCTTTAAGTGCACAAAGACAAACACAAATGGCAAGAGCTTACGAGCCATATCAAAGAATGGAATTCATGAAAGGTATGATGACCAACCTTCCAACATCAGCTAGTCAGATTACAGCAACCACAGGTCCAGGAGTTAATCCTTTAGCTCAAGCTGCGGGTGCAGGTATTGGAGCTTATGCTGCTTACAACATGGTAAACAGACCAGCGAGCAATATTCAAATCGGAAAAATATAGAGGTGAGAGATGAATGATCCAGTCTTAAACCGAAAAATGTTCAGGAACAAAGCTAGACACTTAGAGCAAATGCGAACGGGAAACATAGTCCATGCTTTGACGGGTTTGGGTGTGGGTAAGGGAATTGAATATGGAGTAAAATACGGTCCAAGAATTTTACCAGCGGCACACAAAGCCTGGAAAAGTTATAGAGCGGCGCGAGCTGTTCCTAATGTAGCACGAGCACAACCTGCTAAAGAAGGAGGGAGAACACTCTGGCCTTTTGGTAAAGGTGCTGGAGGACCTAAATCAGTAGCTCAAGTATTCAGACATAAATTTCCTAAAACCACAGCAGGAATTACTGGAGCTTTAGGAGCTGATTTCATATGGGAAGGAGGAAAAAATATCTATCAAGGTATAAGAGATAAAGAGTATGGCAAAGCAGTCGGTGGCTTAGGGTCAATGGCGCTTGGATTCCCAATAGTTGGAAGAGGAGCCCATATTTTTTCTAAAGCAAAAAAATGGACAAAAGGAACAAAGTGGGCAGCAAAAATAGGAAAACATGCTCGAGCTAAAAGCTGGAAGGATCCTAAATTATGGGGACCTTTGGCAGCCATCGGAGGTGGTGCTGGATATTCGATGTATACAGGAGAAGGAGAAGCTGCAGACTTAACAGCTGATGAACAAAATTTAATTTTCAATATTGCGAGAAAACTGGCAATAGATGAAGGCAAAAAAGAAATTAATGATGATCATTGGAAGAATGCCATTGAAATATATGAAAATCAATTTGCAGCTAGAGAAGGACAAGTAGGCATTGAAGGAGATTTTGATAGAGGTAACCCTAATGAAATGAATATCTTCAACAATAAATACGATGAAATGGTAGCTGAAGAAATTAATCCTAAAGGAGTACCTAGTGGTGACGAGGCTGAAATTCTAGCGGCACAAGAAAATACTAACAAAGTAACACAAACAGAGGGATTAAAAAATAAATTTGACAACTCAACCGACGGAAGTGCTAAAGCAAGATTTTTAGAGTTTAGACAATCTATTTCAGATTTAACAGGTGCCCAAGGTCCTGATAGAGATTTACTTATTATGAAATTAGCATCAGGTATGATGTCTAATAAGACATCAGAAAAAGGATTAAGAGGATTTATGGATGTCGTAGGACAATCCACAGGTCCAGTAACCGATACAGCGATAGCTTTAAATGAATCACAAAGAAAATTTAATAATGATTTAGCAGTAGCTTTCTTAAAAGTAGAAGCAGAAAAAGCTAAAGAAGGTACTGGCATGAAAATGGCAGGCGCTCAAAAACGTTTTATTGCGCAAGATGACCCCGATTGTGCAGCGAAGGGTACATGTAGTCCTTATGGCTTTAAAGTATTTATGGGTCAGTACGATACAGCTACAGGTCAAATTTATGAGGACATGGGAGACCAACAATATGTCTTGGCAACAGGCAACCCACAAGAAATAACAAATGTATCCCAAACAGATTTAACTAAGCATAGAAGTGGAATGCTAAATGCTGCAACAGCCTATGACATGTCAAACTGGGTTAGACACTATATGGATAATAATCTTAAAGGATGGGAAGGAAATATTAAATTAAAACTAGCAGACTGGATAGATCTATCGGATAATGTTAACAGCAACGCTAATAAATATACTGGTGGGATGGATATAAATGCATTTGTTGCCCAGAATGTATTGTCAGGGGAAAATTTATATGGCGCGGATGATTTAGTATGGACTAAAACTGGGCGTAAAAGAGAAGGAGATTTAATATTAGAACAATATCGCGAGGAAGAACAAAACATTAAAGAAAAAATGCCAAAATATGCTAAGGAAGAAGGTTGGGATATTAATGAAAATCAACTAGCTCAATTAACAAAAGCAGCTCTAATTGAAAACCGTTTAAAATATATTGTAGCTAATGCAAACAAAACAGCAGACCGTTTAACAAGATGGGATATTGAAAACGCAGAAAACAGTACACAAGTATTACCATTTATAAATATTTTCAGCGGAAAATCATGGACTGCAAATACAATTAATTCTAGAATGGACACATTGATGCTGGAAATGGAAGCATCCTTTGCTAAAGCAGCTAAAAATTATCAACAAGCAGGTGGAACCAATAACTTTATTCTTAACTTTAAAAATATACCATACATTCAAAAGTTTTTATTTAACCAAGAAGTAGAACAACAATCAGGAAACGAAATGGTTTCTAATTTAGAAAGCATTCCGATACCGGGGATCTAATGGCTAGTATTGCACAATTACAAAAAGCGCTGGACAACAATCAAATTGATACTTCTACATTAAACAGGGAGCAATTGACTGCTTTAGATAAAGGATTTAAAACAGGAACATTAAAAGGATATCA